GCTGGAATGACTGTTGAATATTGGTCGGTAGTTATCCCGTTAGGATAAAGTAAATCAATGATAGAACAGAGTTTGAGTATATTTGATGTCTTGATTTTGGATGGTTGAGTAATTGGCAGAAAAGTATCAGTTTGATCGTGTGCAGCCTTTGACTTATTTTTACTAATGAGACAATTTTGATCTGAAAATTCGACATTTACGGCATTGACCGGCGCGGAAAGCGTTTGGCTTTCGACACCAGGTGGGATAACAGTTTTCACCGGGGGCCCGGACAACGGAAATGGTTTCGGCTCATCCTGTTTTACCGGTTCTTTCTGTGTCTCATTTAAGCTGTCCAGTAGTATCTTTTCCCTGGCTTTTTGGTATCGGCATTTTTTACACGTTCCTTCGTGTCCATCCCGACACTGCTTATTTGAGTTGTAGGCACTGAGCGGTAGAAGTTTTCCGCAGACTCTACAGATTTTCTTTTCTTCGTGTGATGGTTCCATTTTTTCAATTCCTATCGTATGCTCAGTTATGTCGATAATCTCACATACCTGGACTCGCTTTTTGCAATTCAGGCACGTTGGGTTGTTTTTATCTACGTGCAGCAGTTCGCATGTCAGGCACGGGGATCTCAATTTCTTCTCATCTTCCTCGCTACCCGCTTTGCCTGGTTTCGCTCCGTGCTGGTGCGCTTGGCTGGCGTAACACTTGATACCGGAGTTATAAAAGCGTTAGCCTCAATCAGCTTGTTCAGACGTTTCATTTCTTTTGGCTTCAATTTTGGGCCTCCTTTTCTCTTTTATAATTTCAACGCAGACATCTACACACACAGGGCAGATTGTACCCGCTCCACCTGCAATCAGCATTTCCACTTCATTCTTCCGCCCGCCGCAGAAGGAGCAAAAGCATGAGTATTTAGCCAGTTGGTCTTCTTCCATTTCTATCTCCACTATCAGATCATTGCGCTATTTGAGCATTCCCAGGACGAGCCATAGGTGCTGGCGTATCGCTGTTCGCCGGATCTGGCCCCGTCTTTAAACGCTGGCCCGTTGACGCAGTGCGGATATCTACTGCACTTAATCGGCGGATATTTGATATTCGGATTGCCGATCCATGCCGGCTCAAATGTGTGAGCATGGATCACTCCACACCCTGGACACTTACAGTCTCTTGTTTCGCATTCCGGGGCGCAATTGCTTCCGATACCCTTTTCTTTGTAAAACTTCGCATATTTTTGATACTGGATTCGGTTTTTCTCCTTGCGCTGCTCATCCGATAAACTTGCCCATGCTTCACGCCGTTTTTTAGCCTGCCATTTGTTCTTGCAGTCCGTTTTTTTGCAGGTAGCCGCATCCCGGTTTTCCCGCGTTTGGTATTCCTGCTGGCAGACCGGGCAGATCTTGTTGATAATGGGCGACAGTTTGAGCCATTTCTTTTTTGTTCGTTCCTTGCACTGGATCGTGTGAACGATCTTTGCACACTCTTTGTGCCGCTTCTGGTTTGATCTTGGATCGGTCAGGGGCAGGTGGCAATGGTCGCATAGTTTTTGTGGCATTTGGTATCTCCCGTTATGCAATAAGTTGCTGTTGTTTTTGTGTTGACCTTGAGATAGCTCTCGGCATGTTCTTGACGGCTTGATCGAAGTACGATGGTTTCAGTTCGATGCCGATGAATTTACGGCCCATTTGGAGCGATTGCCAACCTTCTGAGCCAATGCCCATAAATGGGGACAAGACCGTATCATCCGGGTTACTCCATAGCCAGATACCCCTTTCGATAATATCCAAAGCCATCGGACAAAGATGCCTTTCATCAGAACCATCACGGCCAGCACGGGCGTTCAGCGTATTGGTTAAGTCAATATCCATCCAGACAGGTGAAGCGTATCGCCGCCATCGTTCATGGGATAGATTTCCTGTTGTTGGCGGTTCTTCGCCGGCGAAAGTATTCAGACCATGACCATGAGATATGAAATTGGCATTAACGCCTGGCTTTCGGAATGCAAGAAGATACTGAGGGATGCCAGCGCGACACATGGATGAATCTTTACATAATTGCTTGTGCATTAGGCCAAGCGCCTTTGTGCGAGTAGCTTCGATTAAAGGGTCTTTCCATATACAATGCTCACTGTGAAAGATGAATCCTGCCCTGATAAATGTGCGGATAATATCGCCCCTGAAATCTTTCAGTCCAATGTAACCGTCTCTCTCTTTCATAGCGGGAACGTTCATGCAGTCAACTGCGATTATCCTGCCCGGCTTTATTGTTCTGAAAAGCTGATCGACAATGAAATTGAAATGGATGAAAAACTCTTGTTCATCTTTGCTATTTCCAAGATCACGTAACGAGTTGCTGTACACAAAAATTGACAAATATGGGGGTGAGAAGATAGAAAAATCAATACTTTGGTCGGGTAATTCTGATAAAATATCTGCGCTATCCGCGTTGTAAAGTGAGTAGTTTTCTTCATGAACTTGGTTTATTATATTTTTCAAAATAAGTCCCCTTTTTTATTTTGCTTATTGATGTTCGGTGCATTTTATATTCTATCGCCAAATCCGTGACATGCTCGCCACTATCAATTCTTGATTTGATATTTGATGCTTCTTCTCTTGATATTTTCCGGTTGGCTTCTGATAATTTATCGCCCCATGTTATAATTCTGCCAGAATGAGCAATACTCATTTTTTGTTTAGTTTTTAAAGAATGTTTTTTACCCGTACTCGCGTTTCTTAATTTTTCTATTGTTGATGGTTTATGTTTTTTCCCTGGCCAAATAGCCCTTAATCTTTTTTTTACATCTTCAGGAAGATCGGGAACTCCATCTCCGCCACTGGTATTATTGGTTAAATTAAAACCATTTCTTTTTAAGTACGCAATCCAAAATCTTTCAGATTCCTGCCACGGCCATAATCCAATTATTTCTTCTATGATGGCAATATGGGGCTTTAATCCCAATTTTTTTAATTCATTCAACCAATGAACTCTATGGCAATTAGATACTTCTCGCATGTGTGCGCTCAATCGTATATGTAGCTGATTGGTTGTTTTGCCGACATATCTAATATCGCCATCCCTCGGGTCAATGAGCATGTAAATATATGTTGTTTTCATAAAACCAATATTACAAGATGATTATCACATTGTCAATATGCTTTTCATCATTCAGCGCAATAAAAAAGACGGCAATATCATTTTTTTATCTGCGTTATACTCAGTTACAGACTTCACAATCCCCTTAATCTCAACGCTATTTATATCCGCCATGTTCGCCACCATCTCTTTCTGCATTTCCTCAAAGTCGGTTTCCTTGCGTTTGATATTATCCAAAACGGCCCCCTCTTGATCTGAGATTATTACATGAACATCGACCGGGAATTGTTGGCCATATCGCCAGCATCGGCGGATTGCCTGATATATTTCCTCAAATGAATCCGATAATCCGAAAAGAATCATCTTGTGGCAGGACTGAAAATTCAAACCCCACCCAAAAATACTGGCTTTTGAAATCATTTTCTTAATGGTTCCATCCGCAAAATCAATCGCTGATTGTTCTTTGTGCTTGTCAGAATCAGCGCCGCGTACCCCAATTGCATCAGGCAATAATTTTTCAAGTTTATCAGCTTCAGTGTTCAGATTACACCAAATTAGCCATTGGTCATACGGGTTTTCATCCACCAATTGTTTGACAATTTCAGCCCTATCGTAAATACTATCCCGCCGAGCCGCTCGCCGATCATTTAATGTCAACTTATTTCCAGGAAAAAGCTCTCCGTTTGAGTATGCTGGCGACTTTGCTACGTGTTGATGCATGTTTAGTGGCGGCAGGATAAATCCATTATCGTCATAACCAAGATCGCTCGGCATCCGCAGCATCACAGCCCACGTACAAACCCATTTCCAAAACTCTGACTGAGCATGTTTTTTCAGACGCCATTTCGCCGTATCGCCGGAATCATGAACAAAGAACATGGACAGCATCTCCGTGCGGGTCATTGCTCCAACAAATTCAGAGTGATTTCCGATCTCCATGAAGTCATTGGGAGCCGGTGTTGCAGAACATGCCAGCTTGTATTTTATATCCCGGAATGAATCAATAATCTGATTTCGGGTTTTACTGGAAAAATGCTTGAGTATTCCGCTTTCGTCGATAACAACACATACAAACGAATCGCAATCAAAATGGTCAAGCATCTCGTAATTTGTGATATTGATGCCGGGTTTTACATCTTCCTGCTTCCGGCAAATAGTTGATTCAATGCCGAATTTAATACCTTCACGATGGGTTTGTTTAGACACAGATAATGGAGCTAAAACCAAAGCATTGCCGCCTGTATGCTTGCAGATTTCATCGGCCCATGCCAATTGCATCCCGGTTTTTCCAAGTCCCGTGCCTGCCCAAACGCAAGCCCTACCACGCCGGACGGCCCACCTTACAATATCACGCTGAAAGTCATAAAGTTTCGCGTTGATAGAACTCGGTTCATGGCCGGTAGGCGTTGAAACAAGTTGCTTGTTTTGTAAAAATTCAGCGTAATTCATATTGACGGCTCCTTGAACGATTCCAGAAACTTAATGCACATCGCCATGATTAACACTAAGTCGGTCCGTTGCATGACATCTGGCGTCTGTTATTTTCATATATGGCGTGGCATTTCTTGTGTCTATATCCTGGCCTATGGCAAGACATATTTATTGGATCGTCGTATTCTTTGCAGTATGAACATTTTCGATAATGTGCATGGCCTGATAATTTAAGCACTATTTCTCTGGCATGAAGGATCAAATGGTATGATTGATCTTGACAAATAACCAAATTTGACGGAACGTTATTTATTTTATTTTTATCAACGTGATGAACTACTGCTCCAACAGGAAGTTTTTTACCCAATATTTTCTGGGCTATTAAAACAGATTCACGAATATATGACCTGGTACATGTTCGATCTTCGGGTCGTTGATAAATATGGTTATACCCCCAATGAGCATCAAATACCTTACCGCCTTTCCAGCTACCATGTTTTTCTCCAACATAGTCCTTTGATTTGTGGCCATGACAAAATCTATTATACTCTCCAGCCTTGCGACCATTGGCGCTGCGTTTTAAAATGGTAGTAACATTTCCACATCCACATTCGCAAAGGTTATCTTTCATTAGAGCCATCCTTTTCTTTGAAATATGAATCTATGGCCCTGCGAATGATTTCAGACATGGTTTGCCCGGTTTCTTTCTTTTCTTTTTTCAATTTGTCGGTGTAGTTTTTAGGTAAACTTATTGTTTGGTTCATACATTTCTCCTGTTGTTAGATATATAGTTAACGCAACTATAATGCAAACAATAAGCAAATGTCAAGTATTAAATCAAAGGTGCATTAACGCTCTGATAACCATTGCGCCAGCATGTATTAACTCATTCCTAAGTTCTCCGGCATGATCTCCTCCGTAAACTGTATCAACGGCAGCCTGTAAAGCCTCGCCTGCCTCTTCACAAACAAGTGCCATGGCATGTATCTTATCTTCCGGCCAACCTGGATGAATAGCCTCTGCACGGCGGAGTTCGTTGATAATATCAATAATCGCCATTTCAGCTTTTTGTCTGCCATCATAACAATCATAAATTATACCATGTATCATGCGTCAACTTCTTCTTTGATAACCGCGTATCCCTCATGGGTCGAGTGAAACATGGGGTAAAGCCCGTTTGACCGTTCGTATTCTTTCTCTGCTAATTCTAAGCATTTAAGCATTTTCTTACCTCCATTATTGTTATAAAAAACCGATCTCAGCCGTCAATCCTAAAAAACATGGCATTAAGCGCCACGCCCCCGTAGCTTAAACGGCTTTGGTTAATTCCTGGACGGATCGGTGCGCCCAGGAGGAGGCCGGGGGAGGAAAGCGTGTTAAATCTGATTCGACTTGAACGGGCGTTTCATTTCAACAACCCGGTC